ACCTTATATTTTCGTGGAGGATTTCGTTTTTTAGTCTTCTTTGTTGTCTTAGAACCATTATTAGAATCAGTATGGTCAACAACTGCAACAGTATCTTTCATAGTTATGTTTTGTACTCAAATTGTGCATTGAAAGAAACACTCCTTCTTGCAAAATTATCATTTGTTTTATAAGGATAAACTGTATGCATTAGATGAGATGGAAAAATGAAAAAAGCTCCAGGCTTTGGTTTAACTTTGAGTGAACTCATTTTTAGTTTATCATTAGCACCAGAACCTCCTACGAAATATATTGTACCATCATCATCTCTGTCTGGTTTTTCTGAAGGTAAAAAAATAGGAGCTTTTAAATACATCACTGCAGAAATATCACAACCTGTATGAGTATGAATAGGATTATACTCTCCAGGCTGTTGTTCTACTATCCACATACTATTCATTGTAACATGAATATGGTTTTTAACAGTCTCTATGTGTTGATGTTGGTCTGATGGAGCTTGTTGGAGATTACATTGATGAACATACTCTTGAACCATATTACCAAAAAAATCTAATAAGTTTTCTTTTTTTAATAATTTAGGCTCTATTAACAGTTCTTCTTTTATTTGTCCTGCCAAATTTTCCCCCCAACTTATTCTCTTTGAGTCGGCCAACACCTCATCAGAAATTTCTATCATCTTCTCCAAAATCAGTGGAGGAAGGGTTGTTTCAAATAAAATGTCAGACCAAGGTCTATGTAAGGTATAACTCATCTGAAAAGTTAGAGGGATTTCAGTTACCTTGTTTTTTTCTTTCAATCTTTCTTCTTTTCTCCTTTGTTTTCTATTCATAGTCGAATCCTGAGAAATCTTGTTTCTTAAACTTACCACCAGTTGCTATGTCAAAAGATGGTGTGTCATCCTTTGTCTGACCTGTATCTACCAGTTCATCTTGTGCTGCTTGAGATACATCAAATAATCTCATTTTGGCACGGTCAATACCCACTACAAATTTGCGATTTGATGTGGGGTCATTATACCTATTCTTCAACTGTTTTACTAGTATTTGTCCAACTTCTTCCATCTGCTCAGTAGATATAATTGCAAACATAAGATCTGCAGTTGCAGGTAACCCGAAACTCTCTGAAGTATCTTCCAACCCGACATCAGTACTTGAATACCCCGCTCTAGTGGTTTGTGTAGCAGAAACAATAGGAAGCTTATTTTCCACAGCAAGACCACGAAGTTCTTCTGCAATTGATTTGATAAGCGTGTAAGAATTGACATTAGACCCTGTTTTTATCCTAGAGGATGTACAAATATTAAGATAATCTACAAATATAATGTTTGGAACAAATGACCGTTTAAGATTCAATTCATTCAACAATGCACGAAAATGATTAACATTTGCAGCTGCAGTTGGATATTCTTTAATTATTAGTTTTCCTTTTGTAGTATTACTTAAACTATTTATTTTCTTATCGTAGAGGTCTTTTGGTAGACTGTGAAGGTCATCTATAGAAATATCTAGAAGGTTTGCATCAATTCTTTCAGCAATCTTTTCTTCTGCCATCTCAAGAGTGATATAAAGTACATTTTGATTTTGTGCAAGACAAGAAGATGCAACATGACACATGAATAAAGATTTACCTACACCAGTACCAGCAAGACAAATGTTTAATGTTTTCTGTGGAAGACCGCCTTTGGTAATTCTGTTAAAGTAGTCGAGATCAAATGGAATCCTCTCCTCAATCCTATGATAATAATCAAACCGATCAGAGCTGTCATCAATATAGTCATGACCAACATGAGGGTCAAAAGAGACAGAAAGAGCATCGGAAAGAATGTCAGGGATTGCACCCTTGTCTGTTGTTGATTTGGGATTGTCGAGTATTGATATTGATTCGACAACTGCGTTATAGATTGCTTTGTCTTGACAGAATTTTTCTGTCGAGTCCAATAGCCATGAGGGGTCTGAGAATTCTTGGTCATCTTTACCAATCTCATTGATAAGGTTTATCGACTCTTTGAAATCTTCTTCTGTGATTTTTGCTTCACTTAATTCAATATTAAGAGCCTCTTTATTTGGGAGAGAATTATATTTTAGTATAAAATTATTTATCTGATTGTAGATAATTTTATCAGAATTTTCAGTAAAATATTTATCATTTAAAAATGGTAATACCTTTCTTGCATAATCTTCATTCTGTAACAGATTCTTTAATATTGTTGTCTCTATTTTCATTACTACCTATATGGTGTTCTTCTATTATTTCTAAAATCGCTTGACCTAATTTTTCTTCAAATATTTTACCCTGTTCATCGGTTATGACTTTTTCGCCAATATCAGATGGTGATGTTATTATATCATAACCATACTGGCATGTCAAGGTGCCATCATCATTCAGAGTTGGGTCTGTTTTAAAGTCTTTGTATTTAACTACAACATGACAAAACGGGCCCTGTATAATTTGAATACAGAGACTATTATCATCGGGGTCTTCTGGATTGGGGATAAGAATATACCAAGTATCTCTAAGTTTTGGAACGTGAGCTTTTGGGGAAAGATCAGGCATTGAATTTATCTTTATCATAATATAAATTTTCGGCATTAATATTAGATAAATCTCTGTCACCTTGAATTTTAGCATCAGGGCCACCTGCTGTATCTATTTTTAATACTTTTTCAATTTTACGTCGCTTTCCTATGAAGTCCTTTTCATGCTCTACTATTGTATATTTGTGCTGTTCTGATTCTGGACATATCACATTAAAGGATACTGCTCTTCTAACACCAGGGCCATAAAAGGGGGATACTGAATGTTTTAACCAAGAAGGAAATATAGTAAACTTTCCTTCTTCTGGAACAACTAGATCAATACCTTTAGGTCTGATACTTTGAAGTGGGTTTACATCAGTATATCCAGGCTGGTCATGATGGACATAAAACTTACCCTCATCATTAAATTCAGAAACTATAGGTGGAACTTTTAAATAGAATACACCAGCAACTAGTCCAAAATGGCTATGATTGGCAATATAATCATTTTCTTTAGAGTCAGTTGTCCATATTTTATCTATCTCTAATGGAATTTTAGAAAAATCTACATCCATGAAATGTAATCCAGAATTCAGTATATATCCTCTAGCCATCTGAAGAATGAAATGAGTCATTTCTTCTGGTAATTCAGATGCTGGCATACTTACTTGTCTTCCTGTAACTTCTCTATAGGCATTTTGATGATATAACTCTTCAAACCGCTCATCATAGAGTTTATCTATAATTTCATTCATTTCATCGACCAATCCTGGCCGCATCATGGCAGTGGCTCCATGATTATATCTACTGTAAAACTTCACTTCAGTTTCATATTGTTCTTCAGCCATTTTCTTCTCCTGTTTTAGTTTCTTCTGGTTCGGACTCTTCAGCTCCACCACCATAAGAAAATTCTTTTTTAGCAGCTTCATCTAATCTGCTCATTATATCTTCAGTAAAATATTTTTCTGGATCTTTTAGTATTTGTTTTGCATATAACTTAGCACCATCTGGTAACTCATATCGTGTAGATACTTTCTTAATTATATCATATTTTTCAGCTAAGTCAAGTAGTCCATAATGTCGATTCAATCCTTGATCATAAGTAAGAAGAACATCAACTTTCTTGTTTTCTTTTGCAAGTCTAGACTTAAAGTTTTTACAATGAATTACATTTCCTACAACATCAGTTCCTACCTTTTCTTTCCTTTTAGAAAGAAATACAATAGAAGATGCAGCATATTGAAGACCACTACCGCCACCCATAATGTCTTGAGGAAACATAGCTCCAACTTGTTTGTATGTGTGATTAGTAACCAGTAGAGGTATTCCAGCCTTAGCAAGTTTAAGAGTCAATACTCTAAATGCACCTTTTACGATTCGTGCCTTAGTCATATCCACCTTGTTCGCACCAGTGGTAATATCTTCAACTTCTTTGGCTGTAGATAACATTCCAAGACTGTCAAGACAAAGTAGAAGTGGTGCCTCACTATTTTCTATATGTTTATCTACCACTCTGGATGCTTGTTGAGCAAAGTCCTGTATCGTGGCAACTGGTAATTGAATAAATCTTGTACTGTCAATTTCTCTTTCCTCAATCATTTCAGGAGTAAGAGCAGATTCAGACTCAAAATACAAAACACCACCACTAGGATTATCCACAAGAAATTGTTTGACAAGTCCAAGTAAGAAGAAAGTTTTACCCGTTGCTGTCTCACCCGCGAAAGCAGTGATTTTGTTGGACGGTAAACCTTTGTGAATACTTCCTGAAATGAGTGCATTAAGTATATAACTTCCTGTGTCAATATATTCATTTACGCTCCCTAGCATCCCATCTGAAACTTTGGATGCATATTGGTTTCCTGTTACTCCTATTAATTCATCAAAATAATCACTCATATTTTAACCTTATACCCCATTGAGTTAGCTTTAGCGTCTTCTTCAGTATCAATCTTATAATCATTATAAGTTATGTTTTCTCTTTGTGTCTTTACGCGTTCTTCTATTGCTTGTAATTGTTCTGTTGAAATTACATCAAAATTAATGGAAATTCCTCTCCTTTCACCTTTACCTTTAAATGGGTATACTTGATGAGTTATAGAACTAGGAAAAAGATACAACCAACCTTGTTGTGGTGGAACATTCCACATATGGGTCGTTGAAAATAGATCAGCACCACCCACACCAGTAAAAACTATTTGACCATCTTCTCCGCCCCTAATTTTCATTTCATTACTATCTTTTCTTTCTATTTGTTCTCTTGTCCACCCTATTTGTTCTGGAATTTTGAGATAAAGAACAGAAGAAATTTTACAAGATTCTGTTTGATTATCATGAGCATGAACTGGAATATAATCATTTTCTTTTTGACTCACAACCCATCCACCAGCAATTCTTGCATGCCAATGTGTATGTGGCCCGCCCGGAATTGTGGTATTCAAATTACTTTGAATATTACCATTACTTAAAATGGTTTGCATATAGTTTTCAACCATGGCCATAAGATA